ATGAGCAAGCCGAATCCGTGCCTTGACGCCGCGCTGGATTATCTCCAGCGCGGCTGGAGCGCCATCGCCCTCTGCCCCCCCGACCACGAGGGCATGCCCAGCGCCCATCAAAAGAATTGCACCAACCCCGGCAAGGTCCCCTGGCAGTCCTGGGAAGCCTACCAATCCCGCCGGGCCCGCCCCGAAGAAATTCGCATTGCCTGGAACCGCTTCCCGCGGAGCAACGTCGGGATCGCCCTGGGCCCCGTCTCCGGCATGATCGCCCTGGACATCGACGGCCCTAACGCGGGCGAGCTGGCCGAGCAGCTCTTCGGCGCCCAGGGCCTGCCGCCCACGCTCTATTTCGACACCCCCGGGGGCGGTAAACGCCTCTTCTACTCCTGTCCGGAGGATTGCCTCATCAGCCGGAAACGCTGGGACACCGATGCCTCCCATGTGATCCTCATGGGCTACGGGACCGAAACCGTGATGCCCCCCTCCATCCACGCGGCCACCGGCAAAACCTATGAATGGCCCGCCGAGATCCTTCCCATCGCCCCATTGCCAGGTGTAGTTGCCACGGCCTATCACGACGCCCTTTGCCCGACGCCGGACCCTGCCCCGCCCCCAACGCCCCACGTCGTAACCACTGAGTGGGCGGATGTCCAGCAGTACCTTCGCGCCCGCGCCTATCTCGAAAAGTGCGACCCCGCCGTGAGTGGGCAGCGGGGGCACGATCAAACGTTCAAAGTCGCCTGCAAGTTGGTCAAGGGTTTTGACCTTCCGCCCGAGGTTGCCCTGGCTCTCCTCCTCGAACATTACAACCCCCGCTGCATACCGCCCTGGTCGATCCCTGAACTCCAGCACAAGGTGAACGATGCCGCGAAACAAGAAGGTCCGAACGGTTACATGCTCCACGATCCTCAGCCAGCCGCCCGCCGCCAAACGCTCCCGCCCATCGAAGCCAAAAAAAAACCCACGCCCCGCCCCGACATTATCAAGGCCACGGCCCTTATGGGCCAAGAGTTCGGGGAAATCCACTGGGCCGTTGACGGCTTGATCCCCGAAGGCGCGACAATCCTCGCCGGCCGGCCCAAGGTCGGCAAGAGCTGGCTCGTCCTGGGCACCGCCTTCGCCGCCGCCCAGGGAGGCATTGCCCTGGGCCGCATCCCCGTGCAGGCCGGCCCCGTCCTCTACCTGGCCCTCGAAGATGGCCAGCGGCGGCTACAACGGCGGCTCCAAAAGCTCATCGACGCCCAGCAGCTCCAGCCCCCCGACAACCTCGACCTAGCCGTCCAATGGCCCCGTAGTAGCGACGGCGGTGTTGACGCCATCAACCAATGGCTCGACGACCACCCCGGTGCCCGCCTGGTGATCGTGGATACCCTGGCCCGGATGCGCGACCGGCGCCGGCAGGAGAACGGCCTCTACGAGGAAGACTATGAAGCCGTCTCGCTCCTCCAACAGATCGGTCTTAGCCGCAACGTCGCCATTCTCGTTATCACCCATACCCGCAAACCCAAATCCTCCGGCGACGAGGATTTCCTTGACGAGGTCCAGAACTCCACTGGCCTCACGGGGGCGGCTGACTGCGTCCTGGTCCTTAAACGCCCCCGCCAGTCCCGCGAAGGCACGCTCTTTGTGACCGGCCGCGACGTGGACGAACGCAAGATCTCCCTCTCGTGGGATCCCCAGTATTGCCTGTGGACCCAGAACGACGAGCCCGCCGAGGATCAACTTTCCCCCGACCAGCAAGCCGTGCTGGACCTCATCACCCAGAACGGGGGCCCGATGCCCATGTTCCAGATCATCATGGGGGTGCACAAGGATCCCGACGCCGGGAGGAAGCTCGTCCAGCGCATGGCCGCCATCGGACTCCTCAAGAAGACGGGCTACGGCGTTTACGACAAGAACGTGTCCAACCTGTCCAACTGTCCAACTCCGCCCAACCAAGCGGAGCAACCGTAGTTAGGACGTTTGGACAGTTGGACAACTTTGACAAGGAGCCATCATGGACATCAGCGAACCCCATCTCCGAAAGGTCTTCATCAACCGGACCTCGGATATCTATAGCGCCCAGAAGCGGCGCGGACGGGAGTACCGCCAGGAAATCCCCTACAGCCTCGAAGATTTCCGAGAGGTGGTCCGGGAACAGGACCGTTGTAGCTATTGCCAGATCCGCCTTACGCCCCGAACCTTTAGCGCGGATCATAACCTGCCCGTGAGCCGCATGACCGGGTCGGCGGCCTGGGGCATCACCAACATCACCATCTGCTGCGCTCCCTGCAACGAGACCAAGGGTAACATGACCGGCTGGGAGTTCATGTGCCTCCTGGAGGCAATCAAGGATTTCCCCCCCGTTGCCCGGCAATCCATCCTCGCCCGGCTACGGGCCGGGGCCCGCAAGTGCGCCGGGAAAGGATGGTGAATCAATGGCGAAAAGATGGACCAAAGCTGAGTGCGTGAAGGCCGCGCTTATGCGCCGTCAGGGTTATAGCGACGCCGTCACCGCCAAGGCCATCGGCCGCCCCAAACGTGCCACCAGAGCAAAATTGCAACGCATGGGAATCCCGCAGCCGTTGGATAATGTGTGGCAAATGTTGCACGACCGCGATTAGTTTCTTTCAACCCAACCCTTTTTTGGAGGTATCATGTCCAGACGACAAGTGCTGAATTTCGCGGAAAAGTTCGCCATCTCCGAATGGCTCCGCAACAACCAGGAGCGTCTCCGCAGCGAGCGACCCCTCTTCACCAGCCTGGCACGCGAGGTCAAGGAAAAAATCGGCCAGCTCGTGAGCCCGCACGTCCTGGCCCAAATCTGCCACACCGTGGGCGTCTCCTGGGACCCCCCCGACCAAAAGGGGATCAAGGCGCGTTCCCTGCTCTGGAACAAGATCCACGAGCTGGAAACCAACCAGAAGACGATGGACCAGGTCCTGGTCTCCCTCTGCGAAAAGCTCGGGGAGCCCTATCCCGTGGTTGTCAAGTAACCCCCCGGGCGGGAGCCGGGACTCCCGCCCGTATAATCCTCACCCCCGTAGCCATCAAATACCCTCCCACGCGTCTCTTCTCATTCAAAACCTCCCCTTCTCCCGATAGAATCCAGGTATGGACGCCAGGGAAATCCTCGCGCTCGGCCTCGACCCTACGCGCATCCTACGCGCGCAGGGCATCACCCCGGACCCCTGGCAGGAAGACCTCCTCTTCTCGAACGCCCAGCACATCCTCCTCAACTGCTCCCGCGGCGCCGGCAAATCCCGCACCACGTCCGCCCTGGCCGTCCACCACGCGCTGACCACCCCCAAATCGACCACCCTTTTGGTGTCCCGCGCTATGCGCCAGGCCCTGGAGCTTTACCGCTACTGCTCCCAGGGCTTCAAAGCCCTCAAATGGCCGATCCCCGCCGCCGAAACCGAGACCAAGAGCCAGGTCGAGCTCGCCAACGGCGCCCGGATCATCAGTGTTCCCGGCAAGGAAGCGAATATCCGGTCCATCCAGGGGGTGAGCCTGCTCATCATCGACGAAGCGGCCCGCGTGCCGGACGACCTTTACGCCTCCGTCCGGCCCATGACCGCCACCACGAACGGCCGCATCATTGCCCTCTCGACCCCCTACGGTCAGCGCGGCTGGTGGTGGCGCGAGTGGGAGGACGCCGACGCCGGCTGGGTACGCTTCCGCGTGCCGTATCAACGGTGCCCGCGCATCACCGAAGCGTTTGTGGACAATGAGCGCCGCTCCCTGGGCGAGCAGTGGGTCGAACAGGAATATGAATGCTCGTTCACCGCCCTGGAAGGGCTGGTGTACCCCGAGTTCCCGGACGCGCTCTACGCGATCGGGCTTCCCCCGGAAGGCCAGAAGGTTGGCGGCATCGATTTCGGCTATCGCAACCCCTGCGCCGCCGTCTGGGGCTACCTGGACCGGGACGACGTCCTCTGGATCGAAAAGGAGTTCTACCGCCGGGAGACCTCGCTACATCAGATCGCCCAGGCCCTCAAGGAGAAGGCACCGGGAACGATGTGGTACGCCGACCCCGCGGGCGCCCGCGAGATCCAGGAGCTGCGGATCGCGGGCCTCAAGATCCGCAAGGGGGACAACGACGTTCCGACGGGGGTGGCTGCCGTCGCTGCCCGGCTTCAGAGCGGCCGGCTTAAAGTGCGGGAAACGACCTGCGAGAACCTCATCGGCGAGGCCAAGCTTTACCGCCGGGAGGGAAACTCCGAAATCCCGCTCAAGGAGAACGACCATGCGCTCGACGCGCTCCGCTACCTGGTGTCGCGGATCGACGCCCGGTACATGGCCCGCCTCCGCAAGGATCGCCGGCTGGAGTCCCCCGAAGACGGCCAGGAGCGGGAGGGCGAATGGGTCAAGATCGACCCCGAGACCCTGGAGCAGCGCGACGACCACCGCGAGCTTGTTCACGGCATCAAGCCCTGGTTAAGCCTCGACAACGAGGACCTTTGGGAGGCCGTCTAATGTTTGAGCGCACGCGCGCCCTCGTGGCTTCCTGGATCGCTCCCAAGGCGATGCCGCACGCCCTCACCGGCGGCCAGTGGTTCGGCACCAATTACACCGATCTCTACAAACGGAACCGGGAGCCGACGGCGAATGAGCTGATGGCCGAGCTCAAGGGAACCGCCTGGACCTGCGCCAGCCTTAACGCTGCCGTGTGTGCCAACTATTACCCGCGCCTCTTCGTGGCCACCCACACCGGCCAGGCGGCCCCGCGGGCGCCCGTCAAGAATCTCGACCGGCGCACGCAGGAATGGCTCCGCTCCCGCAAGGACCTACCCGCACGGTGGACCAAGGCCGCCAAGCTCCAGGAAGTCACGGAGCACGTCCTGCTCGAGCTCTTTGCCAGCCCCAACCCGTTCCTGTCTCAGTACGACCTCTTCGAGTTGACCACGCTTTACCAGGAGGTTCTCGGGAGTGCCTACTGGCAGCTGGACATTGGCCCCCTGGGGGTGCCGCGCGCCATCTGGGTGATGCCGGCGCAGAACATGACCCCCGAACGCGAGGCCGATAGCCCCAACCTCGTGGACCGCTACTGCTACCAGACCGGCAAGACCCGGGATTATTTCCCGCCCGATCAGATCATGCATTTTAGGTACCCCGATCCCCGCTCGCCCTATACCAGTGGGCTGAGCCCGCTGCGGGCCGCGATCGAGAGCGTCAACCTGACCTCCCATTACAACGCCCGGCGGAGCGCCATTTTTGAGCAGACGGCCGTGCCCGATGCCGTGGTGACGCCCAGCGAGGTCATTGGGGACGACGAGCGCGAGCGCCTGGAGATGATGTGGAACCAGCGTTTCCGCCGCGGCGGCGCCGGCCGGGCCCTGGTGACGGAAAGCCCGATGAAGGTCCAGCTACTGAGGCAGTCGATGGGCGACCTGGCATTACTGGCGGAGCAGGGGGCCACGAAAGAGGACGTGGCGAATGCCTTCCATGTGCCCCTGAGCTACCTGACCCGCGAAACCAATATGGCCAACATCCAGGCCGCGCACCAGCAGCACATGATGACCGCCATTAGCCCACGCCTTTCGCGCCGGGATGAGCGCGTCAATAACCAACTGGTTCCGCGCTTTGATCCCACCGGCCGGCTTTTCATCGCCTCGGAGGACCCCGTCCCGGTTAACCTGGAAAACCAGCTCCAGCGGATGGACCTGTCGCTCAAATACGGCGTGGTGACCATCAACGAAGTCCGCCAGGAGCAAGGGATGGACCCGGTCCCCTGGGGCGACGTGCCCTGGCTACCGTTGATGTGGGAGCGCACTGATTTCCCCCGGCGCGTGGACGAAGCCGCCGACACCGGCCGGAACAAGCCGCCTGGCCATCCACCCATGGCAACCAACTATTCGGAGTAAACCCATGAACTGGCTCAATGAATACGGCAATACCGAGGGGCCTTTGGGCTTCCCCATGGCCGACAAACAGGCGCGGGCCCTCGACCTCCTCTTGAAGGCCCTCCCCAAGGGCGACGAGTTCAAGTACCGCAAGAGCGTCGTTGCCAAGCAAGCCGAGCTCTTGACCGGCGAGCGCTCCGATGTCTCGTGGATCTCCACCGAGAGCGTGGACCGCCAGGGCGACGTCGTCTTCGCCAAGGGGATGAACGATAGCCAGTTTGCCCAGAACCCGCTCGTCACCTTGAACCACGCCTACTGGGCGCCGCCGGCGGGCCGCTCCGTGTGGCGGAAATTCGCCAAGGATGGGGAGCTTAGGGGGGTCAAGGCGAAGACGATCTACCCGGCCAAGCCCGACGCCTGGGGGGACGATCCCTGGGTGCCGGACAAAGCCTTTGCCCTTTGCCAGGCCGGGCTTTTGAACGCGAAGAGCATTGGTTTCCTGCCGACCAAGGTTCACGTGCCGACCAACAAGGAGCGCGAGAGCCTCGGCAAGGACACCCAATTGGTGATCGAGGAGTGGCTCATGCTCGAATACGCCTGCGTCTTCCTCCCGGCCAACCAGGACGCGGTTGTGGAGCAGGTCTCCAAGGGGCTCGAGATTCCCGAGGCGGTGGCCAAGGCGCTCGGGATTGACGCCCAGCCTGCGGCCCCACCGCCCGCCCCGCCCAACCCTGGTAGTCCCCCGCCCACCCCCTTTGCCTTCACGACGCTCGAGGACCTCGACAAAGCCATTAATTCCCGCATTGCCGGAATTAACTGGGAGCAAATGGCGGAAAAAGCGCTCGAAGGTGCTATCGACAAGGCGCGCGGCCGAATATGATGGAACAGAGCAGGGTAGGGAAGTTGGTCATCCCACCGGACTCATAACCCGGAGAACGCTGGTTCGAATCCAGCCCCTGCGATTCCAACCGTTAGGCCATTCATCGGGGGAGAGGGACCCCAAGCCCTTAGCCGGTGGACGCTGGAGACGGAGTAACCCGTAACCCGAGTCCACGGGGTAGCGCAGTGTACCCCATCCGGAGTCCCCCGCAGCCATGTTTGTTAAATTCCTCAAAGATTATCTGGGCGTCAAGCAGGGTCAACAGGTCGATGTTTCCGACGCCGACGCCGAGGCCCTTAGCAAGGCCGGTGTCTGCGAGAAGGTCCAGACCGACCTGTTGACCCCCGCCATCGAAAAGGCCATGGCCACGCAGTTCGACGCCTTTTCCAAGGCCGTCGACGCCGCCCTTGCCAGGTTCCAGCAGGCCCAGGGCCTCGCCCGCAAGCACGCCATGCCCCTGATCTTCGGGGACGGCAAAACCGGCGACCCCCACCGCAATTTCGGGGACTTTGCCCTGTGTATCGCGCGCGGCAACGTCAAGCGCCTGGAGGAGGTCTACGGGAGCCAGTTCAACTCCTGGAAAGACGCGCCCGATTACTGGGGCAAGACGGCCATGTCGGAATCGTCCGGCGCCCAGGGCGGCTACACCGTCCCGCCGGACTTCTACCAGGGCCTGCTCACGGTCATGAGCGAGGACGGGATTTTCCGGGCCAATAACGCCTACGTTCAGCCCATGGGCTCGGCCACGATGCAATTCCCCTACCTGGACGTGACCACGGTGCAGCCTACCGGGGTGACCGCGTTCTCCGGCGGTGTGGTGGCCTACTGGACGGAGGAAGCCCAGAGCCGGACCGAAAGTGAGCCCCAGTTCAAGATGATGGAGCTCAAGGCACACGAGCTCGCCGGTTACTCGGTGAGCTCCAACGTCCTCCTGGCCGACGCCGCTTTCGGACTCGAAAAGTATCTGATGACGCTTTTCGGCCGGACCATCGCCTGGTTTGAGGATTTCGCCTTTTTCCAGGGCAACGGCGTGGGCAAGCCCGTGGGCGTCCTCAGCGCCCCCGCTACCCTGACCACCGGGCCCAACGCCGGCAGCCGCACCACGGCGAACACCATCAAGCTGGCGGACCTGGCCTTCATGGTGAGCAAGCTCATCCCCGCGAGCTTCAAGCGCTCGTTCTGGGCCTTTAGTCCGAGCGCAATTCCCCAGATCCTCCAGCTCTCGGACGGCTCCAACCGTGTGGTCTTTATTAGCATCGACCAGGGTATCACGAAGGCCCCGGTGTGGAATATCCTCGGCCGGCCGGGGTATGTCACCGAAAAATTGCCGGCCCTGGGCATCTCGGGGGACATTACCCTCATCGACCCCACGCTGTATGTGATTGGGGACCGCCAGCAGCTGGAAATCGCCGCCAGTACCCACGTCAACTTCCTCAAGAACCAGATGACGTGGCGCTTCATCCAACGCGTCGATGGTCAGCCCTGGCTCGACAAACAGATTACCTTGCAGGACGCGACGACCACGGTTTCCGCGTTCGTGGCACTGCACTCGTAACAGGGATTTGGGATGTTTCAGCAACCGTACCTGAATAAGGGGTTTCCCATGGTTCGAGGTCAACCCGTATCACCGTTGCCGCCTACCAACGACCAGATGGACAATAACCGGCTCAACGACGTGGGCGAGTTCAAGAGCGAGGGGCCCTCCAAGCCCCTGGTGCCGGCGAACTCCGGCGATCCGGTCGCCGTGGCGCTACCCGCCGCGGTTATCAACCGATAACAGATATTTTTTTTTCGTTGCCGAGGTTTTGGGAGGGGTGCCCACCCCTCCCATCATTCCTGTGAGGAACCATGTACACCGAACAACTGACCCAGGGTCTCGCCCAGGTCGATCAGATCCAGCCGAGTAGCTACGCCGCCGGCACCCTGAATAGTACCGGCATCGACATGTCGAAAAACCGCCGGGCGCTCTGGGTCTGCGAGATCGGCGCCATGACCGCCACCGCCACGCTCAACATCATTCTTCAGAGCGCGGCCAACGCCAATTTCAACGCCAACGTCCACAACATGGCGACCAACGTGGCCATCGCCCAGATCACCCAGGCGGGCGGGGGTAATAACACGGTCATCACGGTGGAAACGAGTGACGAGGCCGTGCAAAACCAAAATAGCGGCGACCGCTATGCACGCCTCCAATGTGTGATCGCCGCCGCCGCCGTCAACTTCGCCGTCGTCGGCATGGGTGGGGAAGCGAACCACAAGCCCGCCAGCGCGCAAAACCCGGCCGCGGTCACTGCCGAATATGTCGCCAACTAATTCCCGGGCCGGGAATTTGGGATCTTGGAGGTATCCGTGGCCAAGTCGATTTTCCTATCGGTCCCCCATTACGGGGACCTGGCGCCCGAGGCCCTAACCTCGCTCGTCCTGCCGACGCGCGAGGAGCGCCTCAAGATCCAGCCCACGTCGGCGTCGATTCTCCCGCACAATTTCAACCTGGCCTGGACGCTCGCCCTGAACCAGCGCGAGAAGTTGGGGCTCACCCATTTTTCGATGCACCACGCGGACATTTCCGCGGAGGCCGGGTGGCTCGACACGCTCCTTGAGGAGCTCGAAAAATATCAGGCGGACGTCGTCTCCGTGGCGGTGGCCATCAAGGACGGGCGCGGCCTCACCTCGACCGCCCTTCAGGACCGCTGCACCGGGAAAATTCGTCGCTTGACGATGCGCGAGTTACACCAAATGCCGCCGACCTTTGACGCCGGGGACGCGGAGCGCGTGCTCGGGTCGAGGGGACACGACCTGCTCGTTAACAGCGGACTCTGGGTATGCCGCTTCGACACGCGGTGGCCGGAACAGTTTCCCGGTTTTGAGTTCCGCACCCGGATCAAGCGCTTAATCGACGGGACCTTCGTACCCGAGGTCGAAAGTGAGGATTGGCTATTTTCGGCGTGGGCCGCCCGGCACGGGCTGAAGGTCATGGGGACGCGCAAGGTCAAAGTGGGGCACTACGGCCGGTCGGTGTTCGGTAACGCGGAGCCCTGGGGTAGTCTGGAACACGACGTCCCCTGAAGCTCTATTCGGCGAGCCGTTGGTTGGGCCCCGGTGGGCTACTCGGATACCTCCAAACCACCGGGGCCTTTTTTTCGGAGGGCCGAGCATGCCAGACAGCAATAACGGCAAACACGACCTCTGGACGCACCGCATGATTGTTGGCTCCATTACCGGCGTGGCCTTCGCGGGCGTCCTTGGGGTGATCTACCTGGCGGCGATCGGCCGGCCGGCGCCGGGCGAGCTGATCGCCATCGCGAGTGGCGCCGCCGGCGCCCTGGCCGGCGCCTTAACCGACTTTATGAAGCGGGGGGATGACTAATGGCCATCAAGAATGCTCCCTATGTCCGCCACGCGGAGCTCCAGTTCCCGAATAAACTCAAGGCCCAGGTCCTGGCCGCCGGGATCCCCTGGCTCAAGGTCCTGGAGTGGATCGGCCAGTGGGGGTTGCCCATCACGGTGGACCTGCTGGAGCAGTTCCTCAACCACGCCAACGTCCCGCGCCCTAACGGGCCGCCCGCCCCAGCGGAGGAGTAATATGGCCAAGAAAAAGTGGATGAAAGACGTCAAGATTAAACGGCCCGGCATCTGCACGGGCGGCAAATTCGGCGGCCCCACGTGCCCGCCGGGCTCGAGGCAATACGCGCTGGCGAAGACCTTCCGCAAGGCCGCCAAGAACCGCAAGAAAAAGAGTTAACCATGACGCCGGCCAACGACCTTCGGAGCAATATCGCCACCTGGGGCTTTTGCGCCTGCCGGTTGCCCGCCGTCGCCGCCGTGATGCGGAACATCCTTCCGACCGAGGAGTTTGACCCGTCCTTCCAGGGCCAGGCCCTGAAAACCACCTATTACGACACGAAGAATTTCGTCCTCCGCCAAGCTCGCCGCCAGGGAGATAAATACCTCACCCTGCGCACCCGGTGTTACAAGGCTGCCGGCCAGGTCGAAGGCTACGCGCTCGCCGCCAAGACCGAGGGCCAGAAATTCCGCACCATGCTCTCCGAGGACGACCAGGGGGCCATCCACCAATTTCCCGGTGCGATCACCCAGTGGCTACCGGGCGATATGCTGGCCCGCTACCAGGAGCTGGTGGGCGATGAGCCGCTGCTCGCGGTGGTAACGGTCTCCTGCACGCGCTACGCGTGCGAGGACAGCCGGGATCGTCTCACCCTGGATGTGGACGTGAAAACCGACCTGGGCAAGTGTTTGCCGTGCTGCGTGCTGGAGTTCAAATCGACGGACCCGGAGACGCCCCCCCTGGCAGTCTTCAGGCGCTTGGGTTGCGGCCGATCAAGCTTTCCAAATTCCTTTGGGCCACGGGCCAGGATCGGTGAACCATGCAAATCACCGTGTGCGACCATTGCAAGAAACCCGTGGAGCCGGCCAACCGCTACCAGGTGCAGGCGATTACGCCGTGCGGGTCGATCCTGCACCGCTGGGAGCTTTGCCCCGGCTGCTACGACGATGCCGAGTTCCTCCTCAAGAACCCCCCCGGCGCCTCGGAGTCGGAAACGATCCCGTTCCCCAAGGCCCCGGCCTGACCCAGGAGAAAGCGATGCCACTCACCAAGCAACAAACCGCGCTCGCCTGTGCCAATCAGGTCGTATCGATCTGCACCCAGTTCCAGACGATCTTTGACCAGATTGCGTTGCTGCTGGACGAGTACGACGCCGAGCAGTACCAGAACTTCTGGAACAACATGGCGACCGCGGCCCAGAACGCCGACGGCTCCATTGGCGCCGCCGACGGCACGCCGAACCCGGCCCACCCGATCACGATTGGCAGTCCGCCGCTTTACCGCTCGGCCAACGCCCTGATCGCCGGGATCGTCGTCTGCCAGGATTTCCAGAAGTTCTGGAGTAACCAGACCGTTGCGACCGCCAACCGCTCCCAGAGTGTGGAAGACCTGGTCGCCTAAGGGAGACTCCGATGGCCGCCGTTGACCTCATCACTCAGGCTCGGGCACTCAACAACCTCAATAACAAGTCGCTGACCACCAATGAGCAGACGACGGTGAACGCGCTCATTACGTCCCTGAGCCGGGCCATCATGCGCTTCACCCGGCGCGATTTTAACTCGTTTACCTACGATGAGCTTTACAGCGGGCACGGGGAGCGGGCGATGATGCTGCGCCAGTACCCCCTTCAAAGTGTCCAGTCGGTCCGTTACCGGCCCGTCACGGTCACCAAGATCACCTGCACGCGCAACGCCCAGGGCGACACGCCCCAGGCCCGCGTCGAGGTCCTTTCCACCGGCCTACGTCTGACGCGCGTGACAAGCGGCGTCACCACGCAGACGACGACCGGGTTGACCTTTGCCGCGAATGCGACCATCGGCGCCCTGGAAGCGGCCGTCAAC